TTCTGTTAACAATATTGTCTACATTATAACCTGCATCTCTTAAAGATTTAATTGTAAGGTCTTCTCCATTCTCTCCCTTGATCATTAAATTAGGGTTAGACTCATTATTAAATATTTGCTCTATAGTATTTAAATTGTGTACAGCTTTTAATATTGATTTTGGATCGTTGTAATTAACTTGAAAATAAGGTGCAATAAACTTTGCCATTTCATTCATTTCTTTCATTGCAGGATATGTTTCTTCTAACCATATTTTTGCATTAGCATCACCATTTGCTAAAGCTTGTGCTTGTTCATCATATTGTTCTTCTAATGCATTATCTTTTTCTTTGTAATTAGTATTTAATAAATTAGCAACATGATAACTATCTGCTTCATCTCTATTAATTTTTCCTAATGCAGAAAAATATTTTTCTCTTTTTACAACCTGTCTATTTGTTAATTCAGTTGTTGCAGCACTAACAAATTGTTTTGTTTTTTCATCAAAATAATTTCTATATCTTTCTGGTACTGTATTTCTTAATGCATTAATACCTTCACTAACATTAGTTTCAAATAACAATTTACTTTCAGGAACAGTTTGATCGTAATCAACGGTCATCTTTTGTTGTTGTTTTTCGTTAAGAACTATTTCATTTAATGTTCCTATCAATGAATCTGTATATGTTTTTTGTATTTGCTCATCATATGTATTAGCAGCCCATTTGGTTTTAATTAACTTTTCTGGTCTGTCATAAGATACAGGCACGTCATATGTCATAACTGCCCCATCTTCATTTACAAACTCTTGAGTTTCTTTAATAATTTCTGTGCCTTCTGCTAACTCAGTTCCTTCTAATTTTTGTGCTTCAATATAATCATCTAGTTTTTTATCTAAAAGATTTTGTGCTTCATCTACTTGTTTAAATGCTGCTTGTGCGTAGGTAGATCCAAACTGCGACAGACTCTGCCCTCTATTGACTCTTATGTCAGCAGGATTAAATTGGGTTCTTTTTGATCTTTGATATGCCATTAACTAATAAACCTCTTATCTGATTCTGAATAATCTTTAAAATTAGGACTATTTTTTCCTACTTGTTGACCTTTATTAAATTGTAATCCACCTGCTGCTTTAACAATACCTGTTGCTCCTTTAATGTATGCAGAATCTTTTGCTGATTTGTTTGCTGCTTTTTTAGATGCTAATTGTAATCTTGAGTCTTGTCCTTTATAAGCTAACTCAGCAAATTGTCTGCCTTCTTTTAAAGCAATAGCATTTAAATCTGTTTTTTGTATTTTACGTGCATTTTGATAAGCTGCATTTAATGACATGCTACTAGCTATACCGCTACTTTGTAATAAAGCTCTATTTGCCGCTTGTTTTTCTTGAAAAAGTTGAGATAATGAATTTCCTTTTTGTGCCGCTTCTAATGCAACTTCTCTTCTATTGTCTTTAATTTGTTGCATATCTGCATCAAAAGATGCTTGTGCTATGGCATCCGCAGACTTTTGTGCTTTTTTAGCTTGAATCATACTAGCACCTTGTCCTATTATAATTGCTGCTGTAACTGGATCACACATTAAAAATAAACCTCCGATGTTATGCCTAATACCCTCATTGGTAGTGGCGCTGTTTGCGATACTGTCAATGTTGGATCTACTTCATATCCAAGTGTATGCACTTCTTTTTTGCCTGTCAAAGATTGTAATCCAGTTGTATCATCATTAGGATTACTACCAATCAAAACTTGATTAGAATTAATTGTAACATTATATGTTGTAGATAATTCTAATATAGCTTTACCTATCTTTCTTGGTTTACCTGTTAACACACCATCTCCTAATCTAACATCTTGAGGTAAAGTTTCTACTGTAATGTCATAGTCCATACCTATATCACAAGCTGCTGCTGGTGATGGAAATGTAACTGTACCTGCTGATGTTACTACGCCACTACCATAATAGAAAAAATCTCCATCTTCTGTAGAGCCTGATGTTGCATGTACTGTTTTACCTATCTGGGTAATGCCTGTAAATACACGACTGGTTAAAAATACTAAATCAGTATTATCACTAACTGATGCTGTTACAGGACTAACTGATATTACATATTCATTAGTTGTGCCTGTAGCTGTAACACTTGTAACTGTGTGTGTTGTACCAGTTGCAGCAAATTGAAAGGTATCGCCTTGATTAGGACTAGCAGTTGCGCCATCAATAATAAATTGACTAACGCCACTTGACACAGCACCTTTGTTTTTTACTGTACCATGTGGTTGATAACTAGCTGATATAGTTTTGGTAAACGACATATCAGTTGGTATATCAAATTGTGTAGTAGCAAACTGCTCTAAATAATATGCTGTACTGCTATTAATAGTTCTTTCTACTAAAGAAAAAATAGTAGATGATAAACAAGCTATAGACTTGTAGTTACCATCGGTATTCCATTGTGTCCAACCAAATATTTTTTGTTCTTTTTGACTACTATATACACACATAGTGCCATCACCACATACTAAAAAATAAAATTGTTCAGTTCTATCTGGTAATGATGTAGCTGTTGCTGTATCAGTTGGTGTTGTAATTAAATGTGATGACTCCAGGCTAGTATTGTTACTATCAAATAATTCTGTAGTAGATGCAAAAACATAGTCTCTTATATTTTTACCATTTTTTTGCACATACAAAGTACCACCATCAAATGGTCTTGGCATACCTGCTTGTTGCACACCAAATGATGTTTGTCTTACTATCATAGAATCTGTTGGTGTTATATTCTTACCTGTTTGCGGTCTAAGAAAAAACTCAGCACCACTAGTGAATATTTCTAATACACGCCCAGCAACTATATGTCTTATTTCATTGATTTGATCTGATGCTATTTGCATTTGCAAACTTTCATCATCTAATCCTTTACCTACATCAAAATTAAAAAACGAACCTACTTTACTAGCAGTTAAATAATCAGGTGCAGATGCACTACCACCAAAATATAATCTTTGTTCATGAAAACAAACTGCTCTAGGAAAACCATTTGGCTCACTATAAAGCTGTTCATCCCATTTTCTAGTAGGTGGATGCCCTACTATCTTTACACTAGCACCACCACCATCGACTGATTCTGTTGCTGTATCACTACTACCAGCAGTATATGTAAATCTATTATCATCAACAACAGTAATAGTAAATGTACCATTTATGTTAGCTGTTGCTAATCCATTACCATCTACATCAAATATATCTTGTGCGCCTGATATAGTAATACTTGCTCCTGTAGAAAAACCATGTTGCACCATTGTTACTTCTACTACACCACTACCTTGTACACTTTTTAGTGGATTTGGATCTAATTCTATTTCAACATCATCAAGCAATGTACCTGTTACTACAGTTGCAGAGGTATAGCCTGTAATAAATATTTCTGCACCATGATAACGTACTCTGGTATTAACATAATTAGATGTCCAATAATCAGCAGATGTTGTTAATGTTACACCTGTTGTTCCTTTAGCTGTTTGATTTATATCTAATGTTATAGAATCATTAGCAAATTTAAAATAAGGCTGATAAGTTTTTTCACCGTTTACACTTACATCAAATTGAAATGCTGACAAAGTAAATGTAGTTGCACCAGTTCTTTTTAATATTCTAGGTACAAAACTTTTATGAGCAATAATCATTGTATCGCCTTGCTGAGTTACTGTTAGTTCCATTAACTCTGCTGTAGCAATACCAGTAGATGTGATAGTTTGCAATAAAGTTCCATTGCTACTGTAAATAGTTATAACTGTATTAGTAAAAAGAATTATATATTCTTGATCATCACTAAATATAAATGGTTCTAATCTGCCATTGCCTGGAGTAGTAGCACGATAGACTGTGCCTGGTCGTCTTTCAATACCACCTTGATTTAGAGTCAATACATTACGAGCTTTTTTTAATCCTTGCTCATATGCGACAACATCTACCCTAGATACAATCTTAGGATCTAGTTCGCCTCTTACAAAACTGGCTTGATGTATTCTTTGTACTGGCATCCATTAGCTCGATACTGTTGCGTTAACATTATTAAAATGAGTGCGATTTCTTCTATTGCGTATTCTGTTTACATCCATACGCTTAGTTGTCTGTGCTTGACCATCAGTTGATTTAGCTATTGCTATTTGTCCTAATGCTCTATTTCTATATAACTCAGACAAGCTGTCATTTCTTGCAATCGCACCTGCAAATAAACTTGCAAGTTCAAATACCATACATTGTTTAAAGTATGGTGGGAACTCTGCTTCACTAGCCTGGAATGTGTAATCACAAATCAATGTATCATTTGAACCTGTGTCAGCAAAAATTTTATCACCATATCTATCATAAGCAATAACATTATTGTTTACTGTTACTGTATGAATTAACAATGCATCTGCTGGTAATTGATAAGAGGCAGTAAATCTTCCTAATGGATTAGTTGCTAACTTAGTTAGTTGTACTTGTTTAGTTGCAAATCTCCAACGTATTCTAGTGATCATTG